AATGAATAAAGAAACACAACAAACTATGTTTAGCTCTAAGTCCACTGCGTGGTCAACTCCCCAAGACTTTTTCGATCACCTTGATCAAAAGTTTGGCCCCTTTACTTTAGATCCTTGTGCCTCCCCTCAGAACTATAAGGTAAAGAATTATCTTACAGAAGAAGATAACGGCTTGGAACAAAGCTGGGAAGGTCACACCGTGTTTATGAATCCGCCTTATGGCCGAGAGATTAAGCATTGGATTAAGAAAGCATACGAAGAAGGGCAGAAAGACAACACCATCATTGTGGCGTTACTGCCCGCTCGCACCGATACGAAATATTGGCATGATTATGTAATGAAAGCCGATTGTGTATTTTTCTTAAAAGGTCGGCTAAGGTTTGGAGGATGTAAGAATTGCGCCCCCTTCCCATCAGTGGTTGTGATATTTCGTAAGAGTTTTCATGACTTTCCACGCATCAGTACCATGGAGTAGATACAAATGTTTAAATTTATTCTTCCGTTGCTCGCTCTCCCCTTCGCCTGTGTTGGCGATGATGGTGGGATTGCTGGATTTGAGAGAGAGAAATTTGAAGAGGAGTGGTGGTATTCAGAAAAGTTTGAAGTATGCATTTGCTTTTTCACTACTCACTTGAATGCTCAATATCCATTATTATAAATTAGATCCGGAGACGACTGCCGTAAATTATGGACAGGTAGTATTTGAAATAAATCCTCCGGAAGAACCCGAGAATTCCATAGCATGTTGGGATGTAGAATTTACTAATAGCCATATTGGTTCACGCGAAATTATGTGTGAGTGTACCCAGAAGGAGGAAAGGTGAATAGACACCAACGCCGCGCCCAGGAGCAGGCAGAGAAAAAGATGAACAAAGACGAGAAAAAGCTCTCCGAAAAAATTTCCCTATTCAGCAGCCTACCAGAAAGTTGTTCCGCATGCAAAAAAGAGTTTGACAAAACTAATAAAGATATGGTATTCTCTTGGAGTGTGGTCGTTAGAGCCGACCCCAAAAAAGTTAATTTATTTTGCCCCAGTTGCATTACAAAAACGAAGGAGATTTTAGACAATGAGTGATTGGACCCGGGATTACATCATAACTCAAGAGGTAACCCCATCAAAGAATGTACAGTCCTCGATGCAGAAGCATGACCCCTTTGAGGAGGCCACCACCGAGGAGAATATCGTGGCCACGCCGGAAGAAAGAAGTCTCGTAGACCATCCGGCGCATTATAATCAAGGTCAATATGAGGTTATTGATGTAATCGAAGATTGGAACTTAGGATTCCACGCAGGAAACGTTATCAAATATGTCTCCCGCTATCCCCACAAGGGGACACCATTACGAGATCTCAAGAAAGCACAATGGTATCTTGAGCGGCTTATTGAAATGGAAGAACAAAATGCCAGTAACTAGAATATCAGCAGGGGCCCTTAATAAAATTATTAAAGGTCAGCTACGCACAAAGACTACTTGTATAATTAAATTTTATTCTAACGGATGTCACTTGTGCCATAATCTCAAGGAGTATTATGAAGGGGTAGCTGACGAATACCCAGACGTCCATTTCTTTGCGTTTAATCTGGGTGACGATCCTTCTATTGAGAAACGTCTTAAGTTTAGTGGTGTTCCCTCTATTGTGATGATAAAGACAGGTACACGTAAACCCCAAATTCGTTCTTTAAGTGATCCCGAGGATCCCAATAAAGAAACATGGTTTCGAGTAAGCGACATTAAAAATTTTATTGAAAAGGAGAAATAAGAATGTCTAAAAATGTTTATGAAGCAGTCCGAGCTAAACTGCGAGCCGAGGGGCAAAAAACCGTGGCCACTATCGAGCTATTGCTCAAACAACCCACAGCGTTCCCCAATAATACCAATATTGTAGAAGAGATTTCCCGGCTAGCCTTACACTTAGTTCAAGCAGAAGGAGCACTTCTTACATTTGAACAATACTTTAGTCAATTGTATATGCCCCCTCCGGCGCCACCGGGACCACCCCGTCCACCGGACGATGAAATTAAAGTGGTGACTCCCGAAATGTCTCCCACCCTTCGACGGGAATTGGAGAGCCAAGCACTGCGAGCCAGCGCCACAAAGAAAGATCCCCCCCAGAAGAAAAAGAAGAACAAAAAGCGTGATGAGTAAAATGAAAAGTCAGCTTTCGTATGATGATGTTTTACTTTTACCGCAGTATTCGGATATTCGTTCCCGCTCGGAAATTGATATTTCCACAGATATTGGAAACGATATTCTCTTAAATATGCCCATTGTGGCATCCCCGATGGATACGATAGCTGAAGCGCCAATGGCAGCGGTTATGTCTCAACACGGGGGGGTTGCCATCATCCATCGTTATAATACGATTGAAGAGCAGGTGCATGAACTTACGTTGGCACATTCTTTATCGCGTAAGAATCCTATTCAAGTGGGCGCTGCTATCGGGGTAACTGGTAATTATTTAGAACGGGCGAAGAGTGCTTGTGGGGCAGGAGCGTCTTTTCTATGCATTGACGTTGCCCACGGCCATCATCTGCTCACCAAAGAGGCATTGAGTGCATTACGCAAGCTCTTGGGGGATGCCTATCATTTAATGGCTGGAAATATTGCCACCTTAAAAGGTTTGAACGATCTAGCAGATTGGGGAGCCAACTCAGTCCGCTGTAATATTGGGGGTGGATCGATTTGCTCCACTCGCATACAAACAGGGCATGGAAAGCCAGGACTACAAACGATTTTTGATTGCGCTCAAACTGATAGAGACGTAGCCATCATTGCTGACGGCGGCATCCGCAACTCAGGTGATATTGTCAAGGCCCTCGCGGCTGGAGCCCACGCTGTAATGTGTGGGTCATTACTTTCGGGAACTGACGAAACTCCAGGCAAAGTCTTTGAAGAGACAAATGGTTCCCGATGGAAAGCTTATCGAGGGATGGCATCTAAGGAAGCTCAAGTTAATTGGAAAGGCAATTATTCATCATTTGAAGGAGTAGCTACCCGCGTCCCCTATCGCGGAAGTACACGTAATATTCTGATCGATTTAGAGCGGGGTATCCGTTCTGGGTTTTCCTATTCGGGGGCAAGAAGTTTAAAAGAGATGCACCTTAAAGCGAGATTTGTGCAACAAACATCAGCCGGACAAAGTGAAAGCACTACCCATATTTTATCGAGGGAATGGTAATTGATGACGGGATATATAGAAGGTGATGAAAGAATTATGAGTTATTTAGATGAAAGGCGAAGTCAATCCAAAAAACATAAAAAGAAGTCTAAAGAGCTTCGTGAAAAAGGTCAAGAAACATTAAAGAACTTTGGATTAACAAGCGGAGAAGTAGAAAATATATTTGATTTAATAGAAGAGGAGCATCCTGAACTATGAGGAAACAAGATGGCTTACGCCAATGTTCTCGTAAATGTATACAATTAGAAGTCACCTGCCCGCATAAAGAATGCCGGCTATGGATAGATTATAAAGATGAATATAATTGTACCTTAATATCGATCCATGAAAATGGCCCAATGACTTTGAGACAAGTCGGAGAACGATTAGGAATTTCATTTGCGAGAGTAAAACAGATAGAAACGCGAGCTTTAGAGAAGTTAAAAAAGCGCGTCAAAGCATATGATTTATTTTTTTAGGGTTTTTAATAAAAAAGACTACTATTTAAAGGTGAGTTTTTATTTTTAAGGAGATAAGCTAATGGCTCGTAAGAACCTGTTAAACGAATCAGAGATTCGACGTTTTATGAAGCTCGCTAATCTGGGTGCTATTGGCGACGGTAGAGTGCTTGAAATGAGTACCCCTACACCAAAAACGATGGCCGAACAAGGATTCGGAATGGAAGACGAAGTAGATGTAGTAGATGTAGGGGGCGAAGACGAACTCGACATGGATCTAGATATGGATGTCGATGAAGTACCCGAGGAAGTACCGGGCGAAGAAGGAGAGGGAGAAATGACCCTTTCCGATGATGAGGCTCTCGCCATTATTGATCTGGCTGATCGCTTGCGTGATGCAATGGGCGATGAGGTTGAGGGCGAAGATGAACTCGACATGGATCTAGATATGGATCTAGAAGCGGGTGAAGAAGAAGAACTTGGAGGCGAAGAAATGATGGCCGCCGGTGAAGAAGAATTAGAGGAGCCAGGAAATCGTGCTGTATACGAAAGAAAAGGAACAACTAAGCGAAACAACGAGAACCTCGTTAATGAGGTCGCTCGGCGTGTCGCCGCTCGTCTTGCGGCTACTGAGAAGCAAGAACAGATGGTTGAACACCTTGCCGCGAGAATTTTGAATAGACTAACAAATTAATTTGACATAACTCTTACGAACTGTTATAATAAACCACCAGCACCCACTGGTGGTTATTTATTGGAGGGTATGAATGGAAAATTTATTATATTTTTTAATTTTTACATTTGGTTATATTACATGCCGAACTTTTTATTTTCTTAATGCTGCTCGAAAAAGCATCTTAATGATAAAAGCTACGCGATTGATTTGTTTAGCGTGGCTATCTAAAACGATATGAACGAGGCTAAGGAGAGCGAACATAATATCACGGCATTTAAAATTCGTTTTGATAAGGAGCTAGTACATTATAAATGGAAAGCCGTTCAAAACCTATTAGATTTAAACCCGCCCTTCTTTAAAGATACATTGGAGTTTGATGACTGGTCCTCCGGTATGGAGTATTTGGAATTAAATAAAGAAATGGTGCTAGAGTTATTAGACGATGACAAATAAGGAAAATATATTTTGATTAAACGTATTAAAAACGCAGTACGGGAGATGATAGAAGGAGAAAATATGGGACCCTCCACAAAAAAAGAATTTGATCTTTCATCACCGAAGAAAAAGCAGGCGATATTATTCATGGATTGTTTTATCTCCATGAGCTTAATCGTTGCGCTTCTAATAAAAAATCGATAAAGCCTATCGAATTTTATATTTCCACGTATGGTGGTTCAGCGGATGATATGTTCGCCATCTACGATGTAATGAAACAAATTCAACCAGAGACTGAGATTCATACCATTGGAATAGGAAAGGTAATGTCCGGAGGGGTTCTTTTGTTAGCCGGCGGCACCCAAGGTAAACGATACATTTCAAAAAATTGTCGGGTTATGATCCATTCGGTAATGGCCGCATCTCATGGGTCCCTCCATAACCTTTTAAATGAAATCGAGGCTATCCAACAGTTACAAGAAATGTATATCAATTGTATGGTAGAAAATACTAATATTTCTAAATCACAACTAAAGAAAATGCTTGAAAGAAAAGTAAATATCTATTTATCTGCAGAAGAAGCAGTTGAATATGGAATTGCTGACATTATCATTTGAGGTTTAACATGTCTGATCTTGAGAATATTTTAGAGGAAGAGTATAAAAAGAATACAGAGGTATCTATTAATGATGTAAAAGACTTGTTACACTTAATAGAAGAGATGTACGACGGGTTCCCATTAATTGCTACCCCATTAAGGGAAGAAAAGAAAGTTATTAAAAAAGGGAAAGGTGAAACAGTAGATGTCACAATAGCGCTACCCTTTTTACAACTTAGCGAAGCATGGGGTAAGCCCGGCGCAGAACAACGCACCGAAGTAGCAAAATTTGTAGAGCAGTTAGGACCCGCACAAGGGACTGCGATTGAGACATTGCGCTCACGCATAGTTGCTCTCCAAGAGTTTAATGAGGATTATTTGGGAAACGTGGTAAGTAATACCGAGAACCTCCCAATTTCTCAGGTAATTGCTAACATTTTATTGTTAGATACCCTTTCGGCTATTGTAACGGGTGGAGAGGAAGCACAATATAGTGCTAGTCCTGCCGGCTTTCTTTTTGAAGGTTTTTTGGCCGCTCTGGCTGGTGGATCATCAGCCCAGATCAAAGCGGCCGGCGCGCCCGGCATCGAGGATATCACTATTAATTTGGGAGAGGGGACAGACGGTATTCCGGTAAGTTTAAAGCTGCTCGCCCGTAAAGGTGGCGTTCTTAAAGGAAGCGTAAGAGATTTACTCAAATCTTTTGGAGAAGCAGGAGTAGAACTCCAGCAACAATACGATATGGCGGTTGATGAAGCCCTTATCGAAAAAGAAGCAATACCGCAGGCAGGCGCCATCGTAGGAGATACGAGCTTGGTCGGTATGAAATATATTATTGTCATAAAAACCGTTCAAGCGGCAGGGACGCGCCTACAATTTTATGAATGGGACTTTACACTAGAAAAATTCTTGGAATTTCAAAAAGAAGGCAAGAAGGTTCCGCCTATCGGAAGCAAAGAGACACAATTCCATATTAATTTAACGGCATACGTGGAGGATAGCGTGCCCATCGGACCCCCAGGAGGTATTATTCTTGAGAGTCCTAAGAGTCTTAAACTTAAAGCTGAAGCTGTGTTAAAAGATTTATATAAAGAATTTTATGATATTCTCCACACTCTTAAAAAGACTACTGATTCATTGAATACTTATCTTTCGGATCCTCAAGAGGAAAGAGAGGCCGGCCGAGCGGCCGCTACCGAAGCGGGACAATTAGAAACGGAAATTTCCCTAACCGCCAGAGACAGATAATTTATTTGGAAACCGGACCAGCCCTTTGGGAAATAGCCTCAATTTAATACTTGACAACTAGCCTTCAATAGATTATAATAATAATACAACTATGAGAATGAATTGATACTCTCACCACTACGTTATCCCGGTGGCAAAACCCGAGCCATAAAACATATCCGCGATCATTTCCCAACCGATGTTAAAAGAGTCTGTTCGCCTTTCTTGGGTGGAGGCTCGCTCGAAATTAAGTTGGCACAAGATGGCATAAAGGTATACGGCTATGATCTTTTTTGGCCCCTATATAATTTCTGGTATTGTGCAGCAAAGCACAAGAAAGAGTTGATGAGAGAAGTAAAGAAACTGAAGCCGCTCAGTAAAGAAAACTTTAAGAAATTGCGCGCCCTTCTCGGTGTTTACCAACACCACCGAGTGACGAATCCTACATATGCCGCTTATTATTATGCCATTAATCGATCCTCATTTTCGGGCGCTACGCTGCGTGGAGGCTATTCTAAAGAAGCGGAGGAAAAACGTTTTAACGAAAAGGCAATTAAAAGACTATGTAATTTTAAGGAACCGAACCTAAAAGTAGGTTTTTTATCCTTTGAAGATTCGCT